TGCGTCAAAGGTCAGACGCGCAAGCGGAAATTTTCGGAAAATACTCAGCGCCTCGTCGCCGCCTCGCGGGCGGCCTGCTCACGATAAAGCGCGTGAAGCCGGTCCCTCGCGCCCTTGTCCTGCCCGCTCCGATAGCCCGGGCTCGACAAGATCTGCGAGATCTGGTCCTCCAGGCTTGAGGTGGCCGCGCTGGGCCGATCCATGCCGGTGGAATCAGGTCGGAAATCAGCGGCAAACAGGTCGAGGGCTCGCAGCACATCAACACGCGAAAGAAACGGCTGGCTCAGGTCGAGAACATCCTTCGTGCGCTGCTCGATGTCCCCGATTCGATACTCAAAATCGTCACCCCATTCGTTGACCAGTTGCCGCTCGGCAGCCTGCACGGCTTGGAGTTGCTCGGCCTCGATCTGCGCCCATTTCGCGACAGCCTCCTGGTAGAGGGCCGGAGATCCGCTGTGCTTGTGAAAAATCTCCTGGAACGGAGTCAGCACCTCGGCATGGGATTCCATTCCCTCGGGGAAAGTGACGGTGTAGCCGGTGGGATCCTCGGGAGCACCAACGGCGGTTCGATAGGCGGCGATCTCCTCGGGCGATGAGGTTTCCGTCGGGATGCGAACCATGCCCTCGGTCTTGCGGCTGGCCAGCTTTTCGAGGTTGGCATACGCCTTGGCCAGGTCGTTGACCTCCTTGCCGTCGAACTTCGACAGGGTCGGCTCGCCCACCGAATCAGCCCACCCTGCGGCGAAGCGGTAGCCGTCCGAAAAGATGGACGGTGGTGCGGTTGTTGTGATGTCGGCGGTCCCGGTCGTCATGACGGTCGAGGTCGCAGCCTCCCCCGTCGGCGCAATCGTCATGGCTTCCTCGCTCATGGAATGGTCCTCCCTTTGTAACGGGCTTCAAATTCCTCGGGACTGAGATTGGCTCGCGCCCAGGCGACGACCACCGGCGTCTTGTCCCCGAAGGTCGGATCGGCGTGCGCTTCAAGGAACGCGAAAAACTCGGCCATGCGGCTCGATGCGGGCGCGGCCTTCTTCGCGGGCGCGGCCTTCAGCTCCTCGACCGTCTCAACCTTGGGCTCGGGGAACTCCTCGGCATACATGCGCTCGATGAGTTTGTCGGTCGCATTGCTGCGGACTTTGATTCCCGCCTCCTCAAGGGCGGCTTTCTTTTCTTCGGTGGTCATTGGTGGTGGTAGTCGTCAGGCTTGGAAATGGCGAGATTGGTTCCTCGGGTCACCAGCATCGAAACGACATCCGCCTGACCGTCCCGGTAGGCTGCCATCTCCGGCGTGGATCCCTCGCGGAACCGGGGAGCGAACGGGTTGCGGGCGTTGATGAGCAGGTTGATGAGCCGGTGGCCATCAGCGTTGGCGAGGACGTTGCGGAAAATGCGCTCGGTTTCGGCTACCCTTTTGGCGTGGGCCTCTTCGTCCTCCCCCGGTCGGCGGGCGAAGATGATGTCGTCAATGCTCATGCGGCGGCCTGGGCCAGCTTGGCGACACCCTCCGCCTCATCCAGCATGGACATCTCCTGCTCGGCGCGAGCCTGCGCCTGCGCCCTCTCCATTCGCATCTGGTCGCGGATGCGCTCGGGGACGATTGACGATTCGAGGACGCCGAGGTTGCGGGCGTAGTTGCGGAACCCGTCGTCAATGTTGAGGTTGTCGAGGACATCGGGCCGCACGTTGGCGATGTTCCCGGCCATGGTCATGGCATCCAAGAAGGCGTCATTGTGGATGGTCTGGAGCGCCAGAGCCATGCTCGAGGAGTAGACGATGTTCGGGTCTGGGATGAAGACCTCCCCGTTGCCAAGGTTCTGCATTAATTGACGCGGAGCGGGCGGGAATGCCCCGGCCTTGGCCAGCACCGAGAAGACCTGGCGCATGATCGGATCGCAGATCTCGCGGGTCTTTCGAGCGAAGGTCGGGGAGAAGTTCGGGAGCCGGTCGTTGCGGCGCTGGCGCACCTCCTCGGCGGTCATCTGCTTGCCGATGGGGACCGAGGCCAGGGCTTGGAACAGCTCGACGTGGAAGGCGTTGTTGATCTGCCGCTTGCGGAACTCGGTGCGGTCCTCTCCGATCATGTAGTTGCCCGGCTCCCCGAAATACTGGGGCCGGGAATTCATGTCGGGCGTGTAGGTGATGCCGCGAGCCCGCAGGTCGATGGTCCCCTCGAAGTTGGCTGGGGCGATCACGGGCGGGGAAACCTGCTTCTCGACCAGGGTGTCGAGCTGCTGCTGCATGTAGTTGAGCGTGCGCGTGTCATAAATCGCCTCCATGCCGGGGCTGCGACCGTAGGGCGTGCGCCCCCACGGGAGGTGGCGGTGGACGCAGAAGGGAGCCTCGTAGAAGCCGCTCTCCCGCAGGATCGTCTCGGATGCCTTGTGGATCCACACCGAGGCCCACGGCGCGTTCTGCACGTTCTTCCGGTATCGGTCGCGCTCCTTGCGCTCGGAGATGCAGTGAATGACCTCATGGTCCTCACTGCGCTCCTTGAGCGGGTAGCCGAGGCACTGCGCCACTTCGTGCGGCAGGTTCCGCTCCCCGAAGTCGTCGGCCATCTGGCGGGCGGAATACTTCTTGACCCGGAACACGGTGTCCACATCCCCGAGGTGGTTTTCAAGGATGGAATACTCCGAGATCTGCATGGACTCGAAGTGGAGCCCGTAGCGGGTATTCTCGCGGACGAACAGCCCCGAGGTTCCGTAGATGCCGTCCTGCATGTAGACATCATGCACCTGGCTGTAGAAGTTGGTCCCGGCCAGCACCTCGGACGCGATGTCGGAGCATTCCGAATACCAGCTCTTGGCGGCGTCGTCACCCCGCAGGAATCGCGGCGCAGTGTACGCGAACCACTTCGTCTCCGCCGGAGTGATCCAGCTCATGCACCCGGCGGCGTAGGTCATCGCGGCCTGCCGGAGGGTCGAGTCGAAGATCTGCGCCTGACCAGCCAGGGACGGCGACCAGCCCACCGTCGCGGTGTCCATACCGATCTGCCGGTTGAGCGGATCGCCGTAGGCTCCGACATCCCTCCATATCGAACACATCGCCAGGCGCACCGATTCGGCGGCCTTGTAGCGTTGCAGGATTTGAGCGGCGTCGGTCATCCCAGCTTGCTCGGGGAACCTCCGAGGCCACTTCCCATGGGACGGGCGAATCCGTAACCGCCACCCCCGCCACCACCTCCACCGCCGCGGCGTCGGCGCATGGCCTCCTCGTCCTCGATGTAGTCGGTGCGGACATCCTGCTTGTCCTTCATCGCCGCGAGCGCGTCGGCAGATCGCCGCTCGACCTCACTCATGCGGCGGGTCTGCTCGGCCTGGAACCGCCGGTCAGCCGCTGCCGCCTGCTGTGCGGTCCTTTGCGCCTGTCGATTCGCAGCCGCCTGTTGCCGGATGGATTGCTGCGACAAAAAGTTGGCCTGCGCCTGCTGCTTTGCGAGTTTCTGTTTTCCGCCCATAGAGAACTGGGCTTTGCGTCAAAGGTCGAACGCGCAAGCGGTTTTTTCGCACATAGGAAAAAAACGGCAGGTCGAAAGGAATGAACTGGCGGAACTGGGTGAGGTCTCCGGCGGCGAGGTAGCAGTGCCAGGTATCGAAAGTCTCGAACCGGTGCCAAGGGTCATCGAAGAGGAGCCGGTCGCCTCGGGAATCGACGGGACGGAAAAGCAGAAAGACCTCGGGCGTCGAGATCACATAGCCGCCATGGAGATGCGCCAGCAGTGCCTCGCTGAACGATTCGCAGTCGGGTTGCCGGGAGTGCCATTGAGCGGCGCGAAGGGCGGGAGTCATGACAAAATCTGCACGTTTTTCCGCACCGGCCTGTCCTCGCCGCGAAACCCGTCCACGACCGTCGCCCCCTTGTGTTTGACGTTCGATCCTCGGACCAGGTCGCGACTCAGCGCCTCGGCATAGGTGCGGACGGAATCCGCGAAATGGCTGCACAGGTCATGCACCGGGACCGATCGCAGGATGCCGGTGGATTGGTCGAGCTTTTTTCGGTAACCTTCGAGGCGGCCCACCAGGCTGGGAAGTTTCGCCCCGGTCTCGGAGTAGATCGGCTCGTCCATCCTCGCGTGGAACCAGCAGTTCGGGAGGATGCGCCTGACCTCCTCGATGCCCACCCAGAGGTCGGGAATGCGCGGGACGACGACGATGCTCCTCCTCGGGATCCCGGCCTCGACCAGTTGCTGGAGGTAGGTCTTGCCGGATCCTTTGTCGGTGATCTCGCAATCGTGCGGGAGGAAGTGCGCGAAGCTCTCGCCATGCGTCCGCTCCCATGACCGGATGACCTCGGCCACACCCCCGGCTCCAGCGCCCTCGCCCACGGCCCCGTCGAGGAAGTTGTGCGCCTTCCCGGCGGGCTGGATGAGAACCCCCGCCATGTTGTCGGAGGAGCCGAGATCCCATGCGGTGAACATGGGATACCCCTTCTCGGGTTCGAAGGCCGCCACCTGCTTCTCCGCTCGGACCCGCTTCATCTCCGGGTAGATCTGCCCGGGAACGACCTGGCGATCGACCTCTTCGATGACGCTGGGAAACTGCTGCCACATTTCCTCCCCCTGCTCCGCCTTCCTGCGCTCGTAGAACGCCTGGCGGTCGAGGGGAATCTCGATGCCGTAGCGTTCGCGAAGCCCGGCGAAATACTCCGCCGTCTCAGCCCGTGAGGGCTTGACGCCCGGCAGCACATAGCTTGGATGGCCCCACCATGGGAAGAAGTGGAGCTTCCAGTCTAAGGCAGTCAGGCGGTCGAGCTTTGCGGCCTCCAGTGACAGTTGGAAGATGGCATAGCACTCACCCCACTGCCCTCCTTCCATCGTGGTTTCGATGTCGATGATCCCGCCGGGCGGCAGGGAGTTGAACGCACCTCGCTTGATCCCGGTCGCTTTCGCCGGGAACTTCGCGGAGATCGGCCCAAACTCGGAAATGTGCAGGCGTTGCGGCGTGCGGCCCGTGAAGGCCACCCCCGCCGTGATCTTCGATCCGTTCGCCCAGGTCATCTCCCCGCCCGCATCCTTGTCGAGCGGGTTGGCCTTGCGGATCCAGCGCCAGAGCGCACCGATGGCAGGATCAGGATGCAGGTGTCCGTTCTCCCACGCGAACCGGGCCATCGCGAGCTTGGCGAAGGCATCGTCCTTGGTGAGGTCGATGATCCCGGCGGCGAGGTTCGCGTTGAACAGGCAATCGTCCAGGTTCGCCAGCACAATGGCGGTGGACACACCTAACTTCCGCGCCTTGGGAATGAAGTTCCGGTTGTGACGCTCGGCCAGATACTGCTCCTGCTCGCCTCGCATTCGGAACGGAATCGTCTTCCCGTCCTCGTCGAGGATGAGATAGAGATTCGCCATTCGCCATGCTTTCGATGCCAGAAGGGCGCGGAGCTGGTCGAGGTCGGTCATTGGTCAATTTGTTTGTGGACGAATCCGATTCGGCCACAAATTTTTGTGGCTATCGCGTGTTCGCTTTACTAAATTTCACGTCGATTGGCAGTGGCAGGTTGTTTCGTAGTCCCAGTTGATTTCCGCAGCCATTTCAAAGAGCCACGGGGCGTTGCTCTCCTCCGCGATTCGAGCATCGTGCTTGTCCACCGCTTGCTCCAGCTTGGGATCGACGCTCATGGCGAGCAGGTCTTGCATTGTCAGTCCGTTCCGGTCGAAGGTCAGGCTCCCGACTTTGCCGTTGCCGTATTCCTGCTTCCCTTCCAGTGCCGACCAGTCGCGAGCAAGTGCAGGAGACTCTCGCAGTATCGTCAGACGTTTCCGCAGGGACTTCTTGAAGCATAGGTCACAGTTCCCCTGGTAGTCTTTCAGCCCTAGATCGAACGGCTGTGCCGACCAGAACCGTCGCACCATTGGCTCTGTGATTCCGATTTCGACCATTGGATACACCACGTTCCCGCGTGGTGTTGCCCGCTGTGGTTCATCCGCTCGAATGCCCCATGCTTCTTCCCACTCGGTCAGGCCGATGCTCGTCAGATACTTCCTGATCGTTTTCGTTTTCAGTTCTCGCGTGCAGTGCGGCGCTGAGTTTGACGGTATCCCGTATTTTTTGCAGAGGTCGAAGAAGGGATGGCCTGCGGCCATCGGGTCTGTGTTACGGATGGCGGTTTTGTAGTCCACCACCCTGAACGATGTTCCTGTGCCCTTTTCCGGCGATATGACAGCCTCTAGCCACACCGTCTCGAATCCCCATTCTTCGTCACATCGGCGAATGAACTCCAACGTCTCCTCCCTTTCCTTTCCGGTGTTGGCATAGACATGGATGACTTTCCGGCCTGCATAGATCGGAGAGACTTGGATCATTCTGGCCATCATCGCAGAGGTTCGCCCGCCACTGAACGACACGACCAACGGAAGCGAACAAGGCAGCGCAGGACAACCCGCCTTAGCGTCTAGTTGTTCCGCGGTTTGGGGCTTCGATAGGGTCTGTTCCATCATTCAATAGGGTTAGGTGTAGCGTCGGCGGGTGCCTGGCTTTGAGTGTTCGGCTTAATGAAAATTAACCAGTCGCCCCGCTGCATCATTCTCAAATCATCCCCGAAATGCTTCCCGAGACCGTCAACAACTTTACTCAGTGCCGTCACGCCCAACGGAAGCAGCACCCTCGCAACCTCGCCGTCCGGCAGACTTCCCGCCCGGAGCCCGGCCTCGTATCCGATGCGATGACCTTCCGCGAACTCGTAGTCTTGCGGGTTCATTGGTTCAGTGTTGTTGATTTCAGTCATGCTCTCAAAACGGTCCCTTCCTGTCCTTGTCGATCTCCCACATGGACAGGAAACCATTCCACCCGGTGACCGGAAGGCTCTCGATCTTGATGACCGGTCTCCCGTGGTCGTCCTCCAGAACGATTCCGCAATGCACCCGGCGTTTCTTTTTCTCGCCCGTTTCCCTGTCGATGTATTCGCCAATGGTGGCGGTCAGGTCATGTGTCTTTTTCATCTTTGTTTTTCAATCCAACGAGTGAACGTATCAAATCAACCGCCGACGCTTCAGCCGAAACCTCGACCTTCTCGGCACTGTAGAAACTCTCCATTCGGCACAGCTCCTTGGCTGCGGAGATGCGATCCCTCGCGGCCTCGACCGGAGAGGTGGCGATCTCATGGAACAGTTGCAGCATATCCGCCCGCTTCACCTCGAAGACTTTCTCGGCCTCCTTCGCGAGTTTCTCCAGCTCAGCCTGGACGTAAGCGTTCGTAAGCAGACGGCATCCGTTCGCCTTGGCGACATCGGGCTTCTTGACCCCATAGGCTTCCGAATACGCCTCGGAGGCATTGCCGCTCAGGTGGTAGAGCTTCACAAACTTCAGTTGTCGAGGGTTGAGCATGGCGTCACATAGCGTAAAACCGACAAACGTCCTCGCGCAAGCGATTCACAATCGGCTTGGCCCCGGTGGCGCTCATCATCGACTCCAGCTCGCCCCCTCTCGCGTTGACCGTCACGAACATGGGCCTCATCGCCCTCCGGCGTTCTTCGATCACATGGAATAAATCGGCCTCAACCCGGTCGGTCAGCTTCATCTTGTCGAGGTCGTCAAGGACCAGCACATCACACCGAATGCTCCGGTCGATCATCCGGCGGCGCTCCGAGCCCTCCGGTGATCCCGCGGCATAGGCAAAGCCCGTTCCGGTCAGGAGGCTCACCGTGCGCCCCTGTTCGTGCTGACGGCGGGCGAGTTCGTGAATGACGAACGTCTTACCGGCTCTGGACTCACCGATCAACCCGACACCCCGAGGTGACCATTGCCACTCCAGCACCGTTCTCGCGGCGGCCTTGGACGAATCCGGGAGTCGGTCGAACTCGAAGCCCTGGTAGGCGAGCGGACAAAAATCGGCCCAGAGCATGGCCGTGACCCGCTTCGGCTCGATGAGGGCCGCCTCCTTCACCGCCTGACACGCTTCGCAAAAATGCTCCGCGACAGTGACGCTGCGACCAAGCAGCGTGAACGTGGCCGAGGCCGAGTCGAACAGGTCGCCGCACTGGCGACAGGATGCGGGGCGGGTGATCATGTCAAAACTCCCTCCCCCCCGCCGTGACCGCCCTCGCGTCCTCATCCTCCCAGCCCGCCCGGTCGATCCAGGTCGCCGGATGCGGGATGAACTGGCCGCCGTCCTTCAGCCACTCCCTCGAACGGACCTGCCAGGCTAACGTCGCCAGCACCCGGTCGATGGGCGGCCTCGCCCCGCACCAAGATTTGATCGCGTCGTTCTTCGCCACCTTCTTCGGGTAGGCTTCCCAGAATTCGACAAAGCCATGCATGGGAGACACCCCGTCACCCACGGGTGACGAAGAGACTTGTTCCCTTCCTTTCCCTTCCTTGTTCCCTTCCTTTCCCTTCCTTTCCGCTTTCCCGGCGTGGGGCACGCGTGGTTCACGCGTGGGGCACGCGTCAAGATCGTTGCACTGCAAGGGATCCGGCAGTTCAGACTCCCGCTCGCGGTTGTTGATGACCTGATGCGTCAAAAACGTCGGAATGACCCCAAAAACACCCGTGAGTGACGCGTATTTTTGAATGAATCCACGCGTGGTCAACGCGTCGAGCACGCGTGAAAAGTCGATTTCGTCGTATGGACAGATCTGGACTCCGAGCCGTCGAGGCTCCCACTTGAACCGACCCTCCCGGTCAGCGGCACACCACAAACCGACGAACGAAAGCCGGATCGGAAGCCCCGTTTCGCGCTCCAGATCGAAGAGTTCCTCATGCGTGAAAAACTCCGGTTTGATCGTACGAATTCTCATCATTTTTTCTCCTCTTTCCCCCTCGTAAAATGCACGAACCGATAATAAAGCCGCCCTCCGATCCGCCTCGACCGGAGCCGAAACGTCTCCCTCCTCGCCACCTGTCTGGTCATCGCGGCCTCAAGGACGTGGTGAATCCGGGCGCTCGGCGGAGCGTCCACGGCCACCCGGATCTCCTCGACAGTGCGCTCGATGCCGTCAGCGAGAAGGTCGAGAATGGCGTCTCGGTAAGGGCTGATCATGCGGAGTTGGTGTTCGACTAAAGGCGGGAATTTCTCTCCGAGATGATCGCCAGATCGATGATGCCCTCAAGGTGTCGGGACTGGCTATAGTTTCCGAGCTTTTCAATCGCCGCCTCCGCAATCCACCTGATTGCGACATTTGCTTTCCCGACCACCTCAATGTCTGGAGCCTCAACGACGAGTTCGGCGAATTTCCGCCAGTCTTTTGAAATTACCGCACCGGAGATTCTCGCGATCATTTCGGCGTCGTCCTCGTTGATTTCGCCTGGAAGGAAAGAATTTGGGGTATCACTCATGACCCCTCCCTTCCTCAAACCGCTCCCATTCCGCCATGACGCGCATGGCATTCAGCTCCCCGCTTAGTTCCGCCACCTGGGCCTCGGCGGCCCTGAGACGGCGCTCCTGCGCGATGTGTTGCGCCCACGCGAAGGTGAGCCCGACGGCAAGGCCAATGGCCAAGGACGCGATGGTCCCGTAAACGTCTCTCATGTCAGGTAATCGGTGATAATTTTAATAGCTTCGTCCTTTCCATAGGCGACCTGCGCCGAGTATCCCCTCGACCGCATCGCCGCAATCCATTCGCACTGGAGGTCGGACAATCCACCCTTGCCGCCTCGGACCGGGCGACTGCCCTCGACCTTCATTTCGAGGAACAGGCCATGGAACCCCTTGCGGGCCACCGGGAGGAAGATGTCCGGCACCCCAGGCTTCACGCCCTCGGCCTTCATCTTTCGAGCAACGAGCAGGTTTCGGTGGCCGCCGTTGGGAATGGCGAACATCCACTGGAGGTCGGGGAAGTCCAAACGGCTCCACTGCGCCCACACGAAGAGGGCCGACTGCTCGTCATGTTCAAGGCGGTAGGCTTTCATCGCTTCATGCGCACCGCCATTGCCAGCGCCCCCTTCGTTGGTAGATGGTCGATGCTCGGTTCGATCCCGTTCTGGGCCGGGATGAGCTTGGCCGGAATGACTATCCTTGGAGTCGCTTTGCGCAAAGCGCCGCGCACCATGCGCTCGGGCCTCGCCTTCTGAATCCTTGGGTAGCTCATGCGCTCGGGCTGAGGTGGCACTCCGCACTGAAGGTCAAGCTTTCCACCGAGCTTCACATATCGGTCCAAACGCCGTTGCAGTTGAGACCGTTGCGCCTCGGACAAGTCGAAGTTTTCGATGCTGTCCTCGGGAAGAAGGTCGCGAACCGCGCGGAGGTTGAGCCGAATGACTCGCGCTCCGTTCAGCTTTTGCAGGTGATATATCGACTTGTCGCTCATGCCCACTTCGGGATGCTGATGACGCGGATCTCGTCATCGAACGGATTGGGGAAATTCCCGGTCTTGTGGCTGTGGCACCACTTCTCCAGAGCGGTCAGATACCACTCCCGGCCCTTCGCAATGCTGTCGGCATCCAGCTCGACCACGGCAATTTCGTAGGGGGATTCCGACTCCTGGAAGATGAAACCCCACCGGGTCCGGTTCTCGCCGCTCGCGGCGTTGAACATGTCGAGATACCACGCCGCCTGGGCATGATACCCGAATTCCGCGATGGTCGCCGGGAGCTTCGAGATCGACTGCGTGGTCTTGAGATCGACCAGCCAATCCCCGAAAGCCCCGGCGGCGTCCGGCACAATGTCGATCCGGCACTTGCCACTGAACCGCTCGCCGGTCTTGTCCTCGATGCCCTCGACCAAGGCCGAAACCTGCGCCGCGGCGCCGTCGAGGATCGCTCCAGCAAAGTGATGGGAGCGGATCAGTTCCGCCGCCTTCTTGGCCTCAGCCACCTGGGCCAAGGTGACGATGGGGACGGTCTGCGAATCCCGCCACGACTGCGCTTCCTTGGTCCGAAAGTCGGGAAAGGAGGACACCGCGAAGCATTGGGAAAGTTCCTGCGGCTGCAACAGGCAGCAATCGACCAAGCTTCCCCAGTTCATGCTGGCGGTCGGAGCCATGGGCTCGTCTTTCGTCAGGAGCCACTTGTGCGGGTTCTTGGCGAACTTCCACAGGGTGGACTTCGAGACGGCAGGGAACGCGTGGTAAGCGGCCTCGGGGACGTTGAGGTTGATGCCCTCGATCATGCGATCACCTCCTGCGCCCTGAGTTGCCCCGCGACCTCCTCGACCGTGGACCAATCGCTGGCCACCTTCTCAAGCGTGGCCGGGTCCATCTTGCTGAACGGCGTCTTGCCGTCGCCGATTCCAAGTGTAGCGAGCGCACCGAGCGCCTCGCTCACCTTGAGGCCGGACTTGGTCAGCTTGGCCTTGATGACTTCGAGCGGATCGGGAGCTTTCTCCTCGACCACCTCGACCGAGGCGACCACAGGAACGGGCTCCGCCTTGGCTCGCGCAAACGGCGTCTTCGGCGTGATGTCGCGGACCTCCCGACCCATCCCACCCGTGTCGATGACCTCCTCGGTCGTCGGCAGGCCCAGCGAGATTTCGGGAGCCGTGACGCGGATCATGAATGCAGCGGCCCGGTAGGAGCGCATCAGCTCCGGCATCGTCTGCCACTTCGACCCGTTCTTGGAGAGCCAGCCCTCGGCCTTGGCCATGTTCATCGAAACCCACGGCCCGAGGATCTCGCGACCGGTGGCCAACTCGGTGGCACACGCACGGGTTCGACCACCGTCCTGGTCGTCGTGTTCGTAGCGGATGGCCGAGAATCGACCGCACGAATTGAAGCACCCGATGAGGAACTTCGAGGAGAAGCCGGGCTTGCCGTGGATGATGTCCACGTTCTGCATGACGAGAAACGGGTCGGCCTTCATTCGGTCGGCCAGTTGGATGGCGATGAAGCAGTTGCCGAGGTTCCCTTGGAATGCCTTCGGGACAATGTCCGCATTGGCGAACAGCTCTGCGGTTTGGCGCATGATGGCGAAACCGCCTTGGTTTTGGATGGTAAGTTCGTTCATTTTGTTCTGTGCGCGTTTCCGTCGCGCCCCGGTTGTTTGCGACACCGTCAGGACTCAAGGAATTCCACTTGAGGCTTTTCGCCGCGAAGGTCTTGGTATTTCATTTGCAACGCTGCGGATTGAAGGATTTTCCCCGCCGCAGAAACCTTGGCGCGAACCTCGCGAAGGTCCGCGTCGCCATTGACCAAGTCGTTAAAGACGTTAATGAGTTCTCCGCGCAACTCCTCGTTGCTCGTAATTTTCGATTTTTTCATGGTTTTGTTTCTCTTTTGGTTTTGTAGTTCGCCATCAATCCGATGGCAAAAATCAGTCTTGCGATTGCCAAGATTTCAACAGTCGCGTCTTTTGCTAAAATGTTAAACCGGACAAGGACGGCAGAAGGGCTTAACTCGGCGGCTTCTTGAAGAAACGAAATGGCGGCGATCTGTGCCGTTTTCATTTTTCTCCTCGTTTTGTATTCGCGATACAAAAACCGACCTTGCGGGATTTGCTCAAAGTCGGAAATTATTTTCAGCATGATCCCAGGAAAAACCCGATAACTCCCGTCGCTGAAGAAAAATTCCCCTTTGGAATATTCAATTTTCCAAACATTCCAATCGGAAAGCTTGAGAAACCAACCGTGAGCGAGTGCCGCGAAACCCGCTCGGCGATTATCGGAAAAACGCCACCGGTTTCCGTCGAGGTAGACTTGCTGCCCCATGAATTTCTTCGAGATATGAACAAGCTTTCCTTCACTGAACGCCCATGCCAAAATCGCCCTCCTCACATCGCGGTCTTCGCAAAAATACTTGACCTCGGAATGAAAAGCCTCGGCAAGACCAAGAACAACCTCGGTAGAAAGGTCTCGTCGAATTTGTTCTGTGACGGTCATTTAAATCCGTTCGTTGATGCGGGCGATCACCCGCTTACGGTCTTCCTCTCCCACCGCCGAAAGCGGCAGGATGTCGCCGGACTCCATGTCGAGGACTGAGACGACCTCAGCCCGCTCGACCTCGACCCAGACATACCGGTCTTCGTAGTCCCCGTTGAGCAGGTAGAGTTCGACAGCCCCATCGGAAAGTGCCTCGCTCATGCCCTGCTCCTTTCCCTCGCACGCTCGATGTCGCGCTTGGCCCAGAAGTTCATGCCGGAATCGACGCTCGGGCGGATCCCGGCCTCCTTGGCCCAGGCGCGGAAAGCCTTCCGGCTCTTGTATCCCGCCCAACGCGCAGCCTCGTTGTCGCCTCGCAGCCACGGCGAGGTTGACACCGTGACAGCCGCCTCGATGCGGTCGAGGCGCTCGATGATTTCCGAGTCACTCATCGTGGCCTCCGATCAGTTCACCGATGAGGCTGCCCGTTTTGGGCCACGCGACCACATGGGTCTCGGGCTCAAGGGTGAACTTCATCGCTTTGTAGTTGACGATCCGGGAGCATGGCTTGCTGGCAATGTGCCTCGCGAACTCCATGCACTTTGAGCGGGTCGGGAAATGACCGACGCCCAGGAAGGATTCGCCGTCGTTGGTGAGGTAGCGCGGAACCCAGATGGTCATGCGGCACCTCCCACTTCAAGGATTGCGTCCCACGGCACGAACGAGGACACCCGCTTGCGGCCCACCACCCGCACCCCCTCGCCAGAGACGCGAACGATGCGACCGGACCGGGTCCGAAGAGTCGTGCGAGAGCGGAACTTGAGAGGAGTCCCGATTGCCCGACGAACGGGCATGTCGAGGATGAGGGAGGCGTGAGGGTTCATTGGGCCTCCTCGGGTTGGGGTTCGCGGTCGCTTTCCAGCTCGTCAGACACGACCAGTTCCAGCGCGTCGAGGAACAGCTTCGTCGCTTGCGCCCGACGACTGCGGCGCTCCCGACGTGCCAGCTCGTCGAGCCGCTCGCCGTGGTGATCGTCGATTTCAAAGTTCAGGATCATTGATTGTTAATGTTGAGTGATTGTTTCAAAGCGCGGTATTAAACACCGGGTGTTAAACACCGCAACAGAAAAATTGCTATTCTTGAAAAAAATGTTAAACACCCTTGGATGCCAGCGCAGAGGAAAGAGGGCAAGCGCCTGTGGGGAGGCTACTTAGAACCGGACGACTTCGACCGGCTCGATGCCGATGCGAAGCGCAGAGGCTTCGCGACCAGGACCGACTTTCTGGCCTGGTTCGCAAAGAACTGCCAGGGTCTGGTCACCCGAGGGACCAAGTCAGGGAACAGCGAAGAGAAGTGATCGCCATGCGTAAAAATACTGAACGCGTGAACAGCGTCAAGAGCGATCTGTGAGGAGCCGGAAAACGGCAGTGCCAATGGCCTCAAAAAACCGAACCGCCACCGAACCGCCACTTCTCAAAAAAAAGAGCCCGGAACCCTTGCGGTTGCTCAATCTGCACACAGGTTCGACTCCCCTCACCTCCACTTTTTCGGACCCCGAAACCACGGTAGAATAAGGGTTCCAGCTTCTCAGGTTGTGCAAAATAGGGTATTCTTGTGCCACTGAACCGCCACTGAACCGCCACCGAACTGCCACTCTGGGGAACAAGAATGCCCGCAAATCCACAACGAACGAGAGCCGGAACCGTCCCCATCGTTTACCTCCCCGACCGGGACCGGTGGCAGTTGACCACCCACTCAAACGGCAAGCGGAAACGGACCTTCTACGAAACTGAGAAGGACGCCCTCACTGCCTGGTCGAAGCACTGCCACCGGGTGAAACGATTCGGCTCCGGGTCCGGCGACTACTCCCCCGAGGATCACGCGGAGTTCCGGGAGGCGAAGCGGATCACCGGCGGCGAAGACCTTCGTCAGGTGGCCGCATTTTGGCGAGCGCACCACCCGGAGGGTCAGGACAGCGCCACCCTTCCCGAGGCCGCCAGCGCGTTTCTGGAGGCTCAGAAAGGGAAGGGGCTGTCGGTTCGCCACATGGCCGCCCTCACTCAGCACGTTGAGACCTTCGCTTCCTGCTTCGCCTCCCGCGAGGTGGCCGCCATCTCAGGCAATGACCTCCTCGATTGGCTCCGCGAACTCCGCTTCGAGCCGAGGACGGTGCGGAACTACGCCGGGAGCCTTCGGGCTTTCTTCAACTGGTGCAAGCGAAGGAACCTGATCACCGTCTCGCCGGGCGATGCGATCCATGAGGCAGACCTTCCCGCCGCGAGACCGAAGGCCAAGGGTGTCTTGTCGGTGGACCAGTGCGCGGCCATGATGCTCTACCTCGAAATGGAGCGCCCGAAGTACATCCCCTGGCACGCGCTCCAGCTCTTCGCCGGGATCCGGCGGGCGGAGGTGGGCAGACTCCGATGGGAGTGGATCGACCTCGACGCCAAGACAATCACCCTGCCGGGCTGGTCCGAGGGAAAGCGGGTTGTGAAAACGGGCGACGATTGGGCGCTGCATGACCTACCCGCGAGCCTCTGGCAATGGCTTCAAGCGTACCCCGGAACCGGAAAGATCCGCGTCCCCGGCAATGTCACAGTCGAGGCGATGCGTCAAAAAGACTTCCCCAAGCTCGGGATCCCGGAATGGCCCCAGAACGCGATGCGCCACACCTTCTGCACCATGCTCATGTCCCTGCATGGTGACGCGGCGAAAGTCGCCAACTGGTCCCGGCACACCAACGCGGCCCAACTTTACCGGAGCTACGTTGCCAAGCTCGTCAGTCGGGATGAGGCGGGGAGGTTTTGCAGGATCGCTCCCGCTATATCTCCTCGGCCTCAAACAGCACCCTGATCGCCTCGACGAGGTTCCCGGCGTTATGCTCCTCGGGCGTGACCCACTCCTCCCCGTCGTAGCCGTCCTGGTCCGCTCCCCGGTAGCCGAGCCCTTGAAGATGCAGCGGGAGTTCGTTCACGTTCCAAGGGCAATGTGCGGAGCTGCTCCGCACTGTTCGTACCTGATCTGCACATTCTGAAATTTCGACCGTCTCCGGCGGCGGCGACTTTGCTTTCCGCTCGCACCAGACGCACACCCTGCCGAGGGAGGGAATGCACATACAAATGTCGTCGGGCAGTGGGATCGCCCTTCTCATGGGTCGTAAAGGCTGAGACCGACCACCATGGAAAGCAAATAGACTGCACCAAGCGTTCCAAAAATGACCTCGGGAATCATGCCTTTTCCTCCTCGTTCATCTTTCGCCCGATCATCATCGACCGGTCCCAGCGGTTGACGAGCCCCTTCCAGAGGTTGGTCCGCACGCCGACCTTCTCCCGCTCGTAGAGTTCCCGCATCTGCCGCAGGGTCGTGAGCAGGCGATTCGGCCCCTTTCCATCTGCGGCCTCCAGAGCCGCCCTGGTTCGCGGCCCCCACTGGGAGTCGATGAGGACGTGGATGCCAACCCGACGCAGTGCCTGCTGCACAATCCACGCCGATCCACCTGGCCCACGGTTGAAGGTCGTGTCGAGGACGTAGAACCGGACTCCGGGAGACAGGTCGATCCGGTCGAGGCCGGTCCCCTTCAGAGTCCACTCCTCGATGTATTCGGCGCAGAGCGCCTCGCGCTCCTCGGGCGGGGCGGCCTTGATGCGTTCCAACGCCTCCGGGTGGTATCGCTCGTTGATGCCTGCGATCTCGAAGCGTCCACCGCCGTCGTTTGCGGGCAGTTCGTAGAGGATCGGGTGCCCGTTGTTGTCTCGGCGGGCTTCGAGGTTGACGATGGCCAATCCGGCTGTCATTCGCGGCGGCGCTTTTTGTCGAAGATCGACCAAAGGATCCCGCCGAGGCCGAGTATGGAGCCGACGAGAACTTCCTGCTCATTGGCGGCGATGGCCCCCTTCGAGGCGAGAGCCCCGGCGACAAGGGTGAGAACGTGACGAACCAGACCGAAGACAATGGGTGCTTGCATGGAGGCATGGCTTTGCGTCAAAGCCGGAGCCGTCAAGCGTAACTTTTTGGCGAAACCTTACGCTTCGAGAGCGTCGAGGCGGGCGTCGAGCACGACATCAGCGTCGAGGTAGTCCCTCTCGATTTCTTGAAGGATCAGCACGATTCGGTCGAGCCCGGACTCCAGCG